TTATACTCTTGGTTCATTACGGTGCCAATCATTAGGAAAACCTAAAGACTGGTTGATTACATTGATGTCTATAGAAGGCAGCTTTTTCTCTAGTTTTCTAACTTTCTTTCTAAGAGTATTCCACAAAATGTTGAATTCTGCTTTACTAATAAAGCATTGAAGGCTAATAATTGTTGAATATACAGTTTTTCTACTGTCATCTCCCATCAAGATCTCTTCGTTATGAATCGTTTCCCAAAACGTACTATTAGAACGACATCTGAAGTTTAATAAGCGATTATTGTGAGCGCATTTGTTTCGTACCTCGTTAATATTTTTTAGAAAAGATATCAAGGTTTCTGGTGGGAAAACATCGTTAAAGTCAGGTATGTTTGTGCTTATAAAACTTACTAAATCCCGTGCGATTTCATTTTGGAGTGAATTCGGTAGGTTCTCAACAATCGTGCGTAAATCTCCAAACTCTAGATAATCAGTTAGTACCCAGATTGGGACATCTGAATGAGTATGTGCGTAGTGGTGGATTGAATTTCCTCTGTATCGCTTGTTTGTGTTTATGATTTTGGATAGTTTTGATACGATAAATCCCACGTCTAATATTTTATTATCTGCATAAGAATTGGTGTTTAGATAGGCGTATTTTTGACCAGGATAGGCTTCGGCGAATCTGTGAGCGGTGATTGACTTGATATGGTGTTCAGCTTCAAGAATAGCTTGCAAAATGGCTCGTTTTACATCTTTGTCAAATGTATAGAGACTTGAAACTTCGTCAAATGTGACGCCGTCAATATAAGTGTCAGTACCAGGGTGTTGAAAAAACTTACTGTATCCATTGATAATATTGTAGTAATTGTTACTTAGCAGGTACTTAGCTGCTTTAGATTCATCTGTAAGGGATAACCCTCTGCTTTTTAATGTTGCGATTTGTTCCTCGATTGTTTTAAACGGCTTCAAAAAAACTCCCCCATTCTATTTAGAATGAAGGAGTTTTCCCGTATCGGTCCCCGTAGAGATCCCGACGCTTTTTCTCTAATGAATTCATTCTAAATGTTTTTTTAAAAAAAGTCAACTGTTTTTTAATATTTTTAAAAAATAATTTTTTTATTTCTCTCTATACACACTCACAACGCCTCACGCTCTCGGTCGCCAAACTTCTGAGTGTGGGGATTTTTTTATTTACTTAAAATCATATTTAAGCACATTGGTCATGTGTGACTGTGCTACTTTGTTCCCTGCCTGGTCGTATGCAGTGATGAAATAAGATTTATTTTCCTCTGTTTCCAAGAATACAACCATATTTACAGCTCTACTTACGCTATTCAAAACCTCAGTCTTCTCTGCATCTGACAGAGTTGAAAAACTGTCATTGACAGTAGCATTGATAGCTCCATTATCTTTTAGCTTTAGTTCGTAAATGTGAGCTGTCCACTCATAGCCGTCAGCACCCTCTTTGTTAAATCGGGCACTTTCATTGAAACTGTCTGAGATTTTGACATTCATTTCAGCAACATTATAGGTCGCCTTTTCAGAACTAGCCTCAGTAGTTTCTGATTTCTCTGGCGTTTTCTCTTTCACCTCGGTAGTTGTTGTTGAACTTTGTTTGGCCACTTTCGGAGCCTCAGGAGCTTCTGTTTTAGGCGCTAATCCTAAAGCCTGTAAAACAAAACCGAGAGCAGCCAACGCTAGAAATCCCGCTATAAACACTTTAACCTTTTTCATAAAAAATACCTCCCAGCTTTTAGTGTGATTCAGTGATTGCACATCTTTTTAATTTTTATTTTATCCAACTAATTTGTAAAATTCATCAATGACCATTAGCTCATCCGTGACAGATTTCAGCTTATGGTGCTCCATGAATTTTAAGTAGTTAAAATCATCCTTATCTATATGATCTAACTCCTCCCTCAATAATGCGTGGATCATGGCTCTATTAGCCTCGTTTTCGCATTTGATAGGATTAATGGCATATTGTCCTCTTGAATGCTCAAGGTGACCTAATTCGTGTAGTACAACCCGTTTTTGAGCATCCGAAGACAAGCCCTTATTAACAAATACTATCTTAATCTCATCTACATAGATGCCGTGCCTATGCCACAATTCCTTATCGAAATAGGCAACCTGGACACCATGTAGATCACAAATTTCCTCAATGCTCATAATCTTCCCTTGAGATACCCCTCAATAATATTCTGTATAGCTACGATGTCGCTTTCGTTAAGAGGCTTACCGTCAAATGTCTTGGCATTCTCTGCCATCTTTCTCAGGTCGGTTTCTGAATAGTCGGAAGATGCGTTTGATCCAATTTCATTTTTTGCATCGTTCTCCCAACCCATAAGATCAGCTGGGGATATATTCAAAGTTTCTGAAATCTTTTTAAGTACTTCTGGGCCCACTTTTTCTATATCGCCCTTTTCGTACCTAAATATAGTTGATCTTGAAACCCCTACCCGTTCAGCGAGGGTGTCGGCAGAAATTTTTAACTCTTTGCGTCTTAATTTAATTCTTTCACCAACGTTCATATTTTTCGCCTCCTATATATTACACACTAATTTTACACCTTTAGTCTCAAAAATGCAATAAAAAAAGTTTCAAAAATGCGATTTTTTTTTGTTGACAAACACTTTTCGCAATGTTATACTTAATTCAACAAGTCGCATAAATGCGACAAAAAGAAAGGAGAATACATGGTAAATGTATCAAAACTAAAAGGTAAAATCGTAGAATGCAATACCACGCAAGAAGAACTTGCTACCAAGATTGGTATTGATAAGAGCACGTTTTACCGCAAGATGAAGCAGGATGGTAACTTCTCTATCAAAGAAGTCAACTTGATTGTATCAACGCTCAATCTTTCAAAAGATGATGCTATGGCCATTTTTTTTGCCGAGACAGTCGCATAAATGCGACAAAAAAGATAGCCTGATAAAACTAGAAAGGAGTAAATATGAACGAATTAGAATGGTTTTGCTTTACTATCATTGCCAATACTATCATCGGCTTTGCTACGTACTACGCTAGCAAAAGATACAGAAAAAAGCTCATCAACGAGTATAAAAAAATACAAGATGATGAGCTTGAAAGAATTAGAAATAAACTTAATTTTTGATTTTCTAGAGGTCTTTTGAATGAATTTTTTATTTAGGTTTTGTTTATGACTGTTAGCTTTATCAGCTAATTTTAAAGCTTTGTCCAAATCAACCTCGCCTGCTAAAACCTTGTAGGCAAGATCATTCACCTTCATAGCCTTGTCGGTTTCGGCATCGAGTTGGGACACTTTCTCAAGTTCTTGCAACCGTAATTCATGAGCTTGCTTGACTTTTTCAAGCTCCAAGGCATGTTGTTGTATGAGAGTATCGATCTGATAATGAAATTCTCTTTCGAGTTTTTCAACAATATGTGAATGTTCTTTAGCTTGTTTTTCAATCTCAGCTTTATTGTTAGCCTTAGATGCGGCATACGACCATAACCCTGAGATTATTGCAAGAATGACACTAATTGCAGGTTGAATAAGAACTTGATATTCCATAAGATTTCTCCAATCATTTTATTATTTTTATTATACCAAATTTAGAAAGGAGAGCGTATGACAAATTTAAAAAACTTGAATGTTCAACTAATCTTTCAGAAATGCAACGGATGATTATACAGCAGTCAAAAATGATTTTTTGAGAGATCCAAAACTTGAACCTGCCACAATTGGGATATTGATGGTTATTCTCAGCAATAAAGAGAATTGGCTAGTCTATCCAGAGGAAATAGCTAAACGATTAAATGTTAGTCGTGACATGATAGACCGTCATCTAAAAAAACTAGAGGATGCTGGTTATATGCGAGTTGTCAAAAAAAGCCTTGGTAGAGGCCGAGGAGTTCAGACTTTCAGATTCTTCTCAGATATCGAAATTACCGATTTTCAATTTGAGATTATGTTGCAGAGATTGGAGGATGCTTTACAAAAGTTATCCACAGTTTGATATTTACATTTCCGACTTTTACAAATCTGTATTTTACAAATCTGTATTTTACAAATAAGTAAAATAAGGCACTAATAAATACTAACTAACAACAAGTATTAAATAACAATAAATATTAACTAACAACAAGTCCTACTTCTATTAATAAATAAAAGAGAGAAATTTCAAATTTAGGACTTTGCAAAAACTAGATAGAAAGGAGAGGAAATATGACAAAGCATTCATTGGTTTTAGATCGAACTTCTGAGTTTGTAATTGCTGTTTTAGATAAAGCAGATAAAAAAGACCCTGCAACGATTATAGCTGTTGCAGAGTTATTGAAGTCATATAAATTACTGACCGTTGGTGAAAGCAATTGAAAGAGTAGAGAACTTATTAGCAAGATGTTCAATAATATATTTTTTCATTATTTTATCCTCCTTTCTGCTTATATTATAGCAGAAAAAGAGGGAAGAAAAGAAAGGAGCAAACATGAAGCAATTAAAACTAAGTATTAAACCCAAGCAAGAACCGACCGATGGTCAATGTTTAAGATCTTCAGGATATGCAGTAAAAATCAATGACTGGGAATTAGGGCGTGGTGTTACTGATTTTAAGTTAGAAATGTCAGCAGACAAAAAACCAAAAGCCACCGTCACATTTACACCAGATGTTATTGATGTAGATGAGATGATGGCAGTTGTAATGGTTCAAACATCACTGTCTGAACTCAATGAATAGACCGCTGAAATCTTCCTTGAGTAAACCAGTGATTTGACCAGATGAAATCAGTTGTTTAGCGGTATCTTTGAAATCATCTTCCTCAAATTCTGGAGCGTGGAAGTCATGCCCTGTACCTACTGGTATGGTTGGTTCAAGCGCAGCGAACTCAAGAATTTTATCAGCGAGAGTTTGATTAAAACTCGTAACTTATCCTCCTTTCGTTGGGATAAGTTTATTATAGCAAAAAAGCACCTAACAGAAGTCAGGCGCTTACTAAAATAACTAACTGAATTATATCACAGAAAGGAAAATAAATCCATGCCTAAAGCAGAAATCACTTACAAGCCAGTAGGAATTAACGAAAAAGCGACTCATGGAGATTATACACATCTTTGCCAGATGTGGGAAGGTCTCACAATTGGAACTGCAAAAGTCTGGGCCACTGAGATGCTAGAGCATCCTGATTTTAAGCAATTCATTGATAATCCAACACATAAGATTGTCTTTATCAACTACGAAGGATTTCGATTGTTTGTCAAATGGAAAAGTCGGAATCGCTATCGTGCTAAAAAAGAAACACTTGCAGAGATGCTAGAAAATCTTAAAAAAGAAAAACAATTGGGAGTTTAAAGGAGTGTTTTAAAAATGTTTGAACCAACGTTAACAAGCCAGCTTTTAGGGGCTGGATCAATCGCAGTCAGCTTCTTCGTAGAGGGCTTCATGACTTGCTACTTTGAAGTCAAGAAGAAAGAGAAGGAACAACGCAAACAAGCTAAAATCAATGAATTGCTTGAGATGCAAGAAGGATACGAGCAAGAAATTAAATCGAGCGTATGGGATGACTTGGCAGAATATCGCAAGTATTCAGTAAGCGATAACGACTTTAAAACTTGCTAAGAGGTGCATGACATGACTATTGAAGCAATGCACGAGGCAATCAAGCCCCTTTTAACGGATGCGCAAGCTACACGGCTAGAGCGTCTAAAAATGGCTAGTCGGTTGAAGTATGAGACCGAAGTATTCAAACTGCATAAGGAGTTGAACGATGTTTGACTACGATACATGGCTAAGTACACCGCCCAAGCCGTATCAAGAACCTTATGAGGACGAAGATACAATATATGACCAATGGGTAGAAGATGAAATTTTAAGAAAGAGAGAGATATGGAACTAGAATTTATTTGGCGTTTAGCGCACCAACTTGATAAAGATACGTTTTTTGAAGTGTATGGTTTGCTAGACAATACAATCGAAGTAGGAACACAGGAAAATCTTTTAGATTTGCTAGAAAAGAAGCGTACATCTGGACTTTTTTCTATGCATGAATTTGCAGTGAAATTTGGAATTGCTAAGCAAGCATATCACAATTGGAAGCATAAAGGAAATATTCCAGATAGACACGTTAGAAAGGCCGCTGAAATTTTAGGATTGGACAACAAAACTGCAACGGAGCTAAATTACAGAAAAGAGTACAAAGGTAGCAATACAAACTCTATCAAACTTCTTGAGAAGCGAAGAATTGAATTGGGTCTTGGTAAGAAAGATTTTTCAAAATTAATCGGGTGCGACTTGGTTACGTATCGAAATTGGCGAAAGGCTGGTCGTATCCCTGAAAATCGACTGAAAGAAATTAGCGAAATTACAAAAATAAACTTTGATTTGTTAGTGGAATCAAAGTTTATGGATATTTAATAAAGGAGATAAAGCAATGACAAACAACCAAGTGGCAGTTAAGACAACAGGAGACTTTCTAACAAACCCGCAATTATTGAGCGCCAAGATTGTAAAACAATACCTTGACCCATCTGGCAAGGCGAACGATGAAGAGTTAGCGTATTTTATCGCAACTTGCAAAGAGCGCAACCTTAACCCTTTTACTAAAGAGGTTTACTTTATCAAGTACGGAACTAACCCAGCGCAAGTGGTCGTATCAAAAGACGCATTCATGAAGCGGGCGGAACAAAACCCGAATTTTGACGGATTTGAAGCTGGTATCGTGGTAGAAACTCCAGAAGGTGAAATCAAGCAGATAACAGGTACAATCCATAGCAAGAATGACGAATTGCTGGGAGGCTGGGCTAAAGTTTACCGCAAAGACCGTAGCTTTCCTATCGAGGTAGATGCTGATTTTAAAGCATATAACACAGGAAAATCTATGTGGTCTAAAATGCCAGCGCTCATGATCCGTAAGGTTGCCCTTGTATCTGCAATGCGTGAAGCATTTAGCGAGAATGTGGGAGGCCTATACACAGCAGACGAGATGGAACAAGCACAACCTATTGATGTGACACCCAAAGAAACCCGTGAGGAAGTCATGAAGCGTAAACAAGCGCAGATTGAGCAGATGAAGCAAGAACAACCAAAGAAAGAAGTTGAGCCAGTCGCAAACACAGAATACACTGCAGTAGAAGAAATGCCATTTATGGCAGAAGAACTGCCAGATGATATTGATTTGCCGTTCACTTAAAAAGGAGATGCAAGGAATGAAAGAAGCAGAAAAAATCAACCAATTAGAAGATATCCAGATTAACTTCGAACCCGCCAAGGTCGCATTTAGCGACTTTGGAGCGTTCGAGGCTGGAATTGAGCAAGCAGTCGCAAAATATAGCACGTTCGACTTGGAAGTCAACACGATTAAAGAAGTTAAACAAGCACGAACTGATTTAAATAGATTGAACAAGAGCCTAGAAGATCGCAGAAAAGAAATCAAAAACAAAATCAATGAACCTTATGCAAAATTTAAAACAACTTACGATATCCCGCATAAAAAACTGGAAGCATTGATTGACAAACTAAAAAAGCAGATCGATGACTACGAGGATAACCAGAAAAACTTGCGAAAAGATGCGGTGCGTAACTGGTTTAAACAGAAGGCCATTGAGGGCAATCTTAACCCCGAAATCTTTGAACAGTATCTGGACAATTTCACAAAAGAAACGCAATTCAAAAAGGATAGCTTCCAACTCTTGAAGAAGACAGAAGCGGAACTGGAAGCAATCGTCATAACGAGTTGCAGAATCAAAACCAGAAAGATCAAGACATATCAATCATCAGTAGCCAGTGTGCGACTCATAACATCGGGTCAGCTACTTATATCCGAGCGTATGAAAGTGGTCAGACGCTTGCAGAAGTGCTTGATAGCATCACTAAGGATATTGAAAGCGCCAAGCTATTCAAAGAGCGTCAAGAAGCACGAGAACGAGCAGAGGCAGAACGTAAGGCAGAAATTGAGCGCATTGCCAAGGAGCAAGCAGAAGCAAGCATCAAGGCCTATGATGCAGAAACTGGCGAGGTTATCGAAGATGAAACAAAACCAGAGCCAGCAAGCGACAAGTATGTTACTACTATTAAATTCTGGTTTGATCTCGAACAAGCCAAGAAATTCAAGGAATGGCTCGATGTAAATGATATGATGAGTACCATGAAATGATTGATGAAATTATTAAATTAGCAGACCAACAACAAGAGACGTTTTTTAATCCAGCAATTGAAAAAATTAAAGAGATTATCAAAATTGGTGAAAAAGCATATGAAGAAACTGAAAAAGTAAACAACCTACTTAAAAAACTTGAAAGTCTATCAAAAAATAGTGAAGAATATAAGAAAACTAAGGACGGAGCACTTATCAGTAGTTGTTATTTTGGACTTTCTTATTCACCTAAAAAATCACTTTACGGTTATCAAAATAATTTTGAAGATATTATTAAAAAATTCAATAACGACTAAATAAACTACAGAAAGAAAATGATCCAATGAAAACAATAGATTATAAAACCAATTTAGTAGATCTTACCAATTCTTTAGCAGAAAAGGCAGAAAAAATCAACGAAGAAAAAAGTCGTGAAGTCAATGAGAGGTTATCACAAAGAAAACAGGAAGCATTTAGAAAAGATTCTAAGACACAATCTATTTTAGATCGTGCTGATCAACTTCTTAATGATCGTAAGAAAAAGGAAAAGGAAGGTGAAATAGAGCGTTTGATGAAAGAAAAGTATAAAGATGTTGATGAAATAGTTAGCAAGAATTTATCATTACCTAACGAACGACAACAAAAATTAAACCATGAGATGCGTTCAATGCTAAAAGAACTGCTTTAATTATAGCCCCCCCTTTTTATATAAGGTGATGCCCCTCACCTATTAAGGGGGATATTATTTCTACCTCCTATACTTTCTCCCATGTTCGGGAGAAAGCCCCCCACTATCTAACCATTCACCCTTACCATCATAACGTACTAATGATAAGTTTATAGGATAGAATTAAAGATAAATAAAATATTACTAAATAATTTAATTGATTCTACTATCTTGGAGGAAAGGTTTAAAAGTAAAATGAACAATGTAGCTAAAATGTTTAAAGAAATGAAAAATAAGTTTATTCAAATAAACAATAAATCTACTCATGCTAAAAATACACATCGCAAACCTAATCAAATAAAACGTTTGTAATAAAACAGAATTGTCACGAATAGAAGTGCACAAACGAAATAAGAAAATAGTAAGTAAATAGACTTTCAAAAATAGAGTAAAGTTTTAGAATTTACTAAATAAATTTTATTAATATTTTTTAAAATTTTAATAGAAAATTCAAAAGAAAAATTTTAAAAATTTAAAAAAATGACGAAGTCAACAGAGCATCAGCCGAGATAAAGGGGGGGTTACCCCCTCCCCTCGGTTCTGGCCGAGCTTCACGCCGTCACTGTACATATTTTCTCGCGCCAAATTATTGAATTAAGAGAGGTCAAGAAATGTTTGTAACTAGCAATCTAAAAAGTGATATAATTGGTATGTGGTAATTTAAGAGATAACAAAAAGTGATTGAATGATGTTAAATAATGAACTACATGACTATAATAAACCAAACTCATCCGATGAAATAGATGAACTCATTATTTCAGAGTCTAATCTTGAAGGGTACAGTGATTTTTACAAAGATAATGAAGACTCAGAAATTTGGTGGATTGATAAGATAGATAGTAGAGGAGAGCTGTTATTCAGTTTTGATCAGCAAAAAATTTATAACTTATTTCTTGATTATCCCCAAAATATGACGGAAAAAGAAGTTAGAATTTTTGATAGCGAAAATCCTTTCTGGAGAGATTTTTTTGCGTAACAATTTTATGAAGCAAAGAATCTAACTGAGTGTAAAATAAAAAAATGAATTATTCTAGAGTTGAAAATAAAATGATTGATGAACTGGCAACCGCAAGGCGTACATACTATTTTTTAAAAAGTTATCCGTCGTTGCTTAAATTAGCAAACCTAGAAGGCTACTCAGGCCCTTACGCACAAAAGGCAATTGAAATAATGAATTTGATTGAGACATACAGGGAAGATCTAAATGAAAGTAAGCGTGAGATTTTTGATAATCTTTTTATAAGAAAGCAAAATGAAACTAAGAGACTCCCTCAACTATTTAAAGATCTTGCTATTGATAGAGTTGCATACGAGCATATCAAGGTAGAAATTTTGCTAGATTTTGCTCAAAGTTATCGAGGGGGTGTGTTATTATCCTGGCATTGTTAAAGATCCTACGACAAAATTTAAAGAACCTTAGATACGAATTAGCACATTGGCAATTGTCGGTGTGTTTTTCTTATGTTTTAGTTTAGGAGGTGTTCTATGTCAACCCTGCTACAGGGCCACTATGCTATGACAATTGAAAAGTTATTTTATGGATTAGTTGTATTAGAAAGCAAGGTAATAAAAAAGCCCCAAAATTTTGGAGCTTAA